GGTGTTCTCTATGTAGATGTGGAGAGATAAAATGAACCGCAAAGAAAAAGAAAAAGTCCAAGTAGCAATATACCAACTCACTAATTTACTGCAGAGAGATAAAGAAGTACAGATTCCTGCAGATGGTGTCCTTGAGTTTTTGGTTGACCTTAAACCAAAGGAGTTCGATATTAATGGGTAAATTCGGAAGAACCTTCACCATAGATATGGAGGTATTGAACTGGTTAGAACAACACGGTAAAGAGCATAATAGGAAAGTGTCATATATTGTTAATGCGATCTTAAACACATCGATGCGACAATCTCAGTCTTGGGAGTGTTCAGTATGTAACACGTTTAATAGCAATGATAACCAAACTTGTTACCAACTTACTGATGGTGACTTCTGTAAAGGAGTAAAACCAGAATGACATACCAGAAAGAAGCTATACTAAGGTGCAAAAACTGCAAACATGAATGGACAATTTACCATATACCTGGTAATCAATACCCGTGCCCTAAGTGTGAAGGTTATAAACCAGAATAGTTAAATAGAGAATTCCCTTAAGAGGGACATGGTTAGACGTCGAGGCAGAGCAAGAAGGAAACCTTCTCGCCAATTTTCTTTAAACGTAATAGAAACGGGGGCTGCTTTAGCTCTTTTAGAACAGACTAATGCAGGTTCTGCAATGAAGTCTTTTTTGGCAGGAGATCTTAATACAGGTTTGAATACTATATCCAAGTCAGCTAAGTCAAATAAGCAAGCAATCACTAAGGTTTTAGTGGGCGCATTCCTGGCTAAGGCTGCAGTACGTTCATTTTCAAGGGGTTCACCCGTTCTCGCCAGTTTGGGGCCCATAAAGGTCAGAGCTAGCCCAATGATTGACCCTTTCGGAGTGTAAAAATATGAGCATAGTAGTAACGAGGACTTCGGCCGCATTGAGCGCGACGACATCCTTCCAAAGCATGACCAGTCAGTTCGCGAGTTCTGGCCTAAGTTTAGTAGTTCCAACAGGGGTTTCACAAATATCTTCTATATCTATGGGAGTTAGTGGTGTCGCAACTGGTGCAGATTTCTGTACAGGATATAAATTAACAGGAACGGCGCTTCAAGAAGGAGATGCCACCTTTATGGGACCTGCAATCAGCCAAGCCGCCGCCAGTGGTGTAGGTGTAGCAAACTGTGTAATGCAGGAAAAGACAGCCCTGGGCGTAACTTCTGGAAATACTTTGGATATCCAGATCGCGGTTACAACCAGCGCCGTGATTGACGCTACGTGCACAATCCAGTTTGAATAAATTTAACAATGCCTGAAGGCGTTGGTTATGGACCGCAAAATACTGCTTCAATAAGTGATACAAATTTTAACGTTCTTGGTAATCATCTATATGCGTTAAATGGTGGAGTAAATACAGGTAATCAAAACGTTGCGACTACTCTTTTTGAAGCGCAGACAGGTAATTATTATACGAAAGGTTGGTTACGTTTTACGTTAGACCATATAAGCGGAGATAATGTAGAAGTTGCCGTATATTTTAATGATGTTATAATATGGCAAGAACAGTCAGTTAGTGGTTATGAAGGTTACACAGATTGGCCTTTACATATTGTTATACCACCTTTTACCACTGTAAAATTAACGGGTAAAAATACTGCTAGCAGTACAGGAAGGCGTGTGTTTACTTCCATAACAGGTCGACTTTACAAATGACACTTTCGACGGGGCCGAGTCTTAACTTCTTTGGGGATCATATGTTTGCCTGGAGCGGTCAAGAATCATTAACCGCAGGTGGCACTACCTTATTGGACTTTATCTCTCCTAATAGATTCTATAGTGTCGTCACCAACGTCTCATTCGATTACAGCGGATGTTCTGCGGGGGATGTGTTGTCCTGGTCTCTTCAGGGCAATCAAGAAGCGCTCCACGTTAGCAAATTTATTATCATAGATGCTGGACTCGGGCCCCAATTCCCTAACTTATACTATACTATACCACCCAATACAGGGATTAGGATGATCGCTGTAGGTCCTACTGGCTCAATGACCGTAGTTCTTGAAGGTAAAGAGGTACAATAATGCCAATGAAGTATTGTCCTGGTTGCGGAATGAGATTACCTGGTGCTGGTCCTGTTTTACCAGTAGGCCCAGCATTTGAACGAAAGCCACGTAAACGTGCACTAACAGCCTGGAACCGATTTGTTAGAGCGAATTCCAAGAAGCCACGTTTTGTGTATCGTAACGGTAAACTGAATCTTAAGAAAATGGCAGTAGCGTTCAGGAAAACCCCCGCAGGCAAAAAGAAGAGGCGCTGAATGGTTTTTGCTGTGGTACCTGATGATGTGACTATAGAGAAGATTACAGGACCCGAGAAAGCTGCTTTAGACGAATATTTAGGGAGGGAATCAAGAAGAAGTATTTTCCAACGTCTGGCAAGTAATGAAAAAATACCATCTCTTATTGCAGGGGCTGCTTTGATTGCATCTTTACCAAAGCTTCTCTCTATAATTTTACCTATATTGGCTAAGCAAATACCAGGGATCCCTTCTGACGCTGCTGAATTAGTAGACCAAGCTACTTTTGTGAAAGATTTAAACGAAGCCCTTGGTGAACTTATTCTTCCAGGTGGAAAAGTCTTATTCAAGGGAGAAACTCAAGACTTTTGGGACAAGTACGTTAAAAAATGAATTTAGGCGCGTTAATTGCATTGTTGAAATTGGCTCAAGATACTGAAAGGGCCAGACCTGGGAAGGTAGGTGTGACTTATGAGATTAAACCAAGTTGTGGCCCTGGAACTTATGCCACAAAAACGGCCCAAGGTAATTGGGTTTGTGTTCCAATTCCAAAAGGCCGATAGTGGTTATTTCAGCATTAGAACTATTGGGTTACTTTATCGCCTGGAGTTTATTTTATTTTGGAATAAGTCATTATATCGCCAAACTGAGTAAAGATAAATGGGTTGAATGGGCGAAATCATCCGAGAGTGATGAGGATCTCTTAATTATCCTTGAACCTATTGTAGATGAAATAGAAGAACGAACTCACGGAATGCTTGAAACTTTCCAATCTTCTTTTTTTGGTTCCCTGGGTGCAGCATCTAAAAAAATGGACGAATCTACTGGTCAAAGTACAATTAACGCAATAACCAAAGACAACCCTATCATGGGGGCTGGTTGCAGAGATGTTAATGAAAAGAAGCGGCTTAGAAGGCCTACTAAATACCCAGAATAGCCCCAAAGTAGGGGTAAAACAGCCCCAAAAGAGCCCTGGACTAGGCCTAAAATAGACAAATAATACAATAATTAGCTAGTTTAGGTTGTACGTTGAGTTCTAGAACACTTTTTCTTCTTCTTCTTCTTCTTCTTCTTTTCTGACCTAATAATAATGTTATAATGGGTGTTCTCTATGTAGATGTGGAGAGATAAAATGAACCGCAAAGAAAAAGAAAAAGTCCAAGTAGCAATATACCAACTCACTAATTTACTGCAGAGAGATAAAGAAGTACAGATTCCTGCAGATGGTGTCCTTGAGTTTTTGGT